GCGAGGATATGAGCAAGGTAAAATTGTTCAGAGCGAATGGATCAGCGTTAAGGATCGGATGCCGCCACCAGAAGTAGAAGTTTTATGGTGGAATGAAACAGCGGATGAAGCAGGAGTTTCTAGTTATCAATATATGTCGCATTGCAATGCTACCATAATTGAGTGGGGAGACGCTGGTTATCTTTTTATAAAAAACTTTACCCACTGGATGCCACTACCTGCTGCGCCAGAGGAGGAGAAATGAAGACATTTACCATTGCCGACATTAGAAGCTGGGACCCTTGCTACGACCCAAACAAGCACCTGCCTGAAGATTGGAGTGGCACAGTGCTTGAGATACTTAATTACAAAACAATATCACCTAAAGACAAACTTTGGGTTGTATGTAGAGAGGATTTAATAGATGCAAAAACGCTGCGACTTTTTGCGGTGTGGTGTGCTAGGCAGGTTGAGCATTTAATGACAGACAACAAAAGCAAGCAAGCGCTAGACGTTGCAGAGCGTTTTGCACACGGCAAAGCAACTAGCGGTGAACTAGCTTGTGCTAATGTTGCTGCTGCTGCTGCTGATGCTGCTAATGTTGCTGCTGATGCTGCTCGTGCTGCTCGTGCTGCTCGTGCTGGGGATGCTGCTGTTGCTGCTGCTGATGCTGCTTATGCTGCTGATGCTGCTTATGCTGCTGCTGTTTATGCCGCTTATTCTGCTGCTGATGCCGCTGCTCGTGCTGGTGCTGTTTATGCTGGTCGTGCTGGTCGTGGTCGTGCTGCTGCTGGTCGTGCTCGTGCTCGTGCTCAAATTGCACAACTAATAAAAATGGTACAAGAATAATGGGCATTGAGCATCGCATGAAAGATGAGTCAGAACAGACCCGCCGTTGTCCTTGGTGCAATCATATCAGTACCGTAAACGTTGTGGATGGTAAGGATTTTTACTTTTACTGCCAGAATCCTACATGTAGTGTAGAGCGGATTTACGGTGATAATGCGGTAATGACAGGTGGGTATGATTCAGCAGACCGAGAGATACTTTAAGTGCCCTGAGTGTGGTGCCGTCGCAGTGGTTGATGAAAACATTGAGCCAGGCGAGTTTGAGACGTGTCTTGAGTGCGATGAAGAGATAGACCCACGGACTAACCCGGCTATTTGGGAAGAGTTCTGGGCGTACTGTCAAAAGCTGAAACATGGATGATTATCTTGCGGATAGACGCATTGATGAGACCATAGTATGGCGACCACAATCCGGTCCTCAAGAAGCCTTAGTACATTGTCCCATTACTCTTATAGGCTACGGCGGTGCCCGTGGTGGCGGTAAGACTGATGGGGTCTTAGGTAAGTTCGCTATCGTTCAAGAGCAGTTTGGCGTTGATTTTAACGCTATCTTCTTTCGTAAAGAGTTACCCCAAGCAGATGACTTAATAGAGCGAGCAAAGCAGATATACTTACCCTTAAAAGCTCACTGGCAAGACCAAAAGAAGCAGTTTACGTTTCTTAATGGTGGAAGATTACGGTTTAGGCCATTGTCTGATGATTCTGATGCTGAAAAGTATCAAGGGCAAAATCTTAGTCATTGTGCAGTAGAGGAGGCGGGTAACTACGCTGACCCTGCACCTATCTGGAAGCTATTCGGAGCGTTACGAGGTAAGGGTGGTGGGCAAGTTATCCTTACCTTTAACCCAGGCGGTATAGGTCACGGATGGCTTAAAGAGCTGTTTATTAGACCATCGCCAAAAGGCATGAAGCTCTTGCGCAAAGACCTGCCTAACGGTGCTGGCTTTGATTACATTTATATCCCGTCCAGAGTACACGATAATCAAATACTGTTAGCTAAAGACCCAGAGTACATTAACCGATTGCATATGGTTGGCTCGCCAGAGCTGGTCAGAGCATGGCTAGAAGGAGACTTTGAGATACATGAAGGTAGTTACTTTCCTGAGTTCAGTAGCAAGCATATCGTTAGTCCTTTTAACGTGCCTAAACATTGGCCTAGGTATCTTGGTTATGATTGGGGTTTTCGTAGTCCTTTTGCCGCTGTATGGGGTGCTGTTAGTTCTGGCAGGGATGACTCCGGTAACGAAGTCCCATACCCCAAAGGAAGCATCGTTATTTATCGAGAATTGTGGGGCAAAGGAGTCGATAACGTTGAACAGGCAAATAGAATTGCTTCTCTCTCCGTCGGAGAAAATCCACTAGGCTACGCTGACCCGTCTATCTTTAAGCACGATGGTGGACCAAGCATTAACGACCAACTTACCCAGGTTTTTGGAAAGTATAAGCACCCACCGTTTAGAGCGGCTGACAATGATAGGTTGTCGGGTTGGTCGCAGATCAGACAAAGGTTGGTTAATAAGCCACCGTTGCTGTATATTTTTGCTACATGTCCGTATCTCATCCAGACCCTTCCCGCTTTGGCAATCGACAAACGGAAGCCAGAGGATGCCGACAGTGCAGGCGATGATCATTGCATGGATGCTTTGCGCTATATGTGTAAGGCAAGATTGGTTGACAGCAAATGGGAACAACCTGCGGAAGTCTTCAACAAAGGTGTTATTAAGTTACAAGCGTATATTGCGCAAATGCGGCAGCAAGCTAGTAGGCCAAAAATATGAGTGATGAATCAGTTATCAAGCGTTTCTCCGGTGCCTATTGGAAGAGTCAGATTAACCTCGCCTTAGAGCGCCGGAAGACCTTTATTACTGCGGCTGAAGAGTCTATCCGTGTTTATAATGCTCAAAAAGATGTTGGTATCATGCGTGATACTGAGCGTCGTTTGAACGTGTGGTGGTACTGCGTAAACACTCTTTTACCAGCTTATTACTCCTCCACACCCAAAGCTGAAGTAACACTACGCAAACGCTCAGGCGGTACCTTGCATGAGGCTTCCGCTGTTATCTTAGAGCGAAACATCCAGTACCAGATGGATATGGAGTTTAACTTTGATCAGGTTGGTTACAGTGCTGCCTTGCAATTCCTTCTTACCGGCCAGGCTGTTTTATGGGCAAGATATGCTTTTGAGTCAGAAGTGCAAAAGCAAGAGATGGTACTGTTTCAAAATCCAGACGGTACTCTAGTTGATTCTGACAATGAAACCTACGAAGGGCCTACTGATATCCTTACCGCTGGTCCTGGTAACACTTTAATCGTTCCAATGGATGTTGAGGTTAAAGAGGATGAGCGAGCAATCCTAGAGACGGTTCAATACAATGACTACATTTGTTCTGATGCTCGTAACGAGTCAGAAGTAGAATGGCGTGGGCGTAGGGCTTACCTAAATCGTAGCCAAGCAGTAGAGCTTTTTGGAGAAGATGTAGGCAACAAGCTAAAGTTTGACAGCTTTCCAGAGGCCATAAAGAAAGACTTTAATCGTGACAGAGAAAAATACGAGGGCAAGGCAGAGGTTTACGAGATTTGGTGTTACGAGTCAGGGCAAGTTTACTGGATCCAAATGACTGGCGAGAAGTCGCTCCTTATGGAGTCAGAGCCACCTATAGAGTTTGAGAAGTTCTATCCTTGTGTTGTTATCGCTCAAAGCCAAGACCCAGACTCGGTTATTCCAGTATCAGACTACTCTCACGTTAAAGACCAAATTCTCGAAATTGAGAGAATGACTACCCGTATTCATGCGGTTACTCAGGCTATCAGAACAAACGCAACTTACGATTCCGCTATCGGTAGCCAGATTGAACAGCTAATGATTGGTGACTTGAAGATGGTGCCAACGATTAACTGGCCGTCTTATAAGGCTCGTGGTGGATTGCAAAACAGCATTGAGTTCATGCCTATTGCACCGTTTGTAGAGGCGCTTGGAACATTACAGGCCGCTCGTCAAACAGCTTTGTCACAGCTTTATGAAACACTTAAAGTATCCGATCTACTACGTGGCACCAGTGCCGAGTACAAAACTGCAACTGCAAACAGACTCGAAAACGCTTGGTCCTCGCTCGGTCTTATCGTTCGTCAGAACATGTTTACTAAGTTCATTTCTGACGGTATCGGAAATCTTGGTGTCATCGTTACTACGATGTTTGAAAAGAACAAGATAATGAATGTAGCTGATGCGCCACAGGTATTACTACCGTTGGTGCCAGCAACACCGCCACCGCCTCCGCTAGACCCAAATCTCCCGCCAGAAATGCAGCCTTTGCCACCACCACCGATTGATCCAAACATGATGGTAATGGCGATGGAAGAACAAATCATGGCACTGTACCGTGATGACGATCAGTTTAACTACCGCATCCAGATTGCGTCTGACAGCATGGTGGCAATTGACCAAGCTCAAGACCAGGCAGAAGGCGCACAGCTTATGTCTACGTGCGGCGAGTTTTTCAATCAGATGAAAGCTCTGATTGAGCAGTACCCACCTTTGCTAGAGTTTTCTATTCAGTTGTTCCAGAACGTCATTAAACGATTTAAGGGAGGCAAAGAGCTTGATGGCATCTTTACGAAAGCTCTTAAACAAGTTGGTGAAATCTCTGCGGCTAGAGAGGAGGCAGCTAAGCAACCGCCTCCACCGGACCCTAAGACGATTGAGATACAAGGCAGAATGCAAATTGCGCAAATTGAAGCACAAGCTAGGCTGCAAGCTGCGCAAATGGAAATGACTGATGCCCATGACAAGAACATGATCAGTTATCAAGAATCTCAGTTAAAGATGCAACGTGATCAAGTTGAGTCTCAATTGAAAATTCAAGCGCAGCAATTCAATGAGTATGTGAAGCAGCAAGAACTTGGGTTGGGTCAACAGGAATTGCAAATCAAGTCAAATGCCGTTCAAGTTGACATGCTTAAAGTACAAGCTATGTCGCAATCGGATGCAAACAAGCAAGCGATTCAACAAGAGACTAATCGCATGTCTCAAATACTTGAGATTCAAAAACTTGAGTTAGAGAATATGCGAGTGCGTTTAGCTGAATCTGAGAAGTTGATGGAAGAGCGCAGACTTCAAAACGAGCAGCAGCTTGAGCGAGTCCAAATGACAATGCAGACGTTCCAAACGCCAATGAAAACGGAATCGCAGCCAGTTGTTATCAACAACATCATTCCAAAGCCAAGCAAGCGAGTTGGTAAAGTGACTATGGATGAGTTAGGTAACCCATCCATTGAACTTAATAACATTGATGACGAGGCATAGTTGTGGCTGACAACGTTGAGGTATCCAACAGTCCTACTAGTGTAAACCCTGATATCCCTGTTCGTACCATCGACAAAGGTGGCGAACAGGTACAAGTAGTAGCGGTAGACTACGGTGGTGCTGGAACAGAGGATCTAACTGTTCCAGACTTTGCTACGGAAAATACGTTGCAAAGCATTAATGCTGCAATCGCTGGCGGCTTGTATTTCAACATTACAACCAACTCAGACATTCTTGGCGTAAGCGTTCAAGGCCGAAGAAACAATGAGATTGAACTAAGTTTTTTCGACTCATTTGATGCAAATCTTATTAATAACACTACCGCCGCTGGTGGTTCTGCAACCATATCTGGTGGCCATGCTCGGTACCGCACTGGAACTAATACAAACGGTGCTTCGCGTGGAGAAACCATTTACAAATGCAATTACAGACCAGCGCACGAAGAATACGCTTTTTTTACTGCGGCATTTACAACAGGGATTGCAAACTCATATCAGCGCATTGGTATTTACGATACTGATAATGGCGCTTTTATTGGATATGAAGGAACGTTATTTGGCGTAACGCTTCGTAGTGGAACTAGTGATACAAGAATAGCGCGAACAAGTTGGAATGGTGATCCGCTTGATGGTTCTGTTGGCTCAATCTTTACTCGCGCTGGTACACCAGAAGCTATTAACCTTACCTATTCAAATCTTTATCGTATACGTTTTGCTTGGCTTGGGTCTGCGTCATTTCTTTTTGAAGTTTTCAGTCCTGATGCAAAGTGGGTAACATTTCACACCATTCGCATACCTAATAGTCAGCTTGCACCTTCGATAGAAACACCTAACCTTCCAATGAAGATTGAGTGTGTAAAAAGTGCAGGTGGTGCCACAGATTTGTCGATTTACACAGCATGTTGGGCAGCGGGAACTACATCAGATTACAATCCAATTACAGAAACTCTTACAGATTATAGCCTAGCTAATCTTACTCGCGCTGTACTTGCAGGACGCTCAAGCACTGGTGGTGGAACGTACTACAACGTAAAAGTTAATCCGTCTGGTTCCCTTATTACTGCTATTGGCGATATCACAGGCATTGTTGGCCAAAATACGATGGCAAACAGCTTGCCAGTAGTTATAGCAAGTAACCAAACTGCCATACCTGTTACAGATAATGGTGGTTCACTTACAGTTGACGGTACTGTAGCTGCAACACAAAGCGGCACTTGGAACATTAACAATGTAAGCGGTACGATTAGTTTACCTACTGGTGCTGCCACTGAATCAACACTTTCCACCCTTAATGGTAAAGTTACGGCATGTAACACAGGTGCAGTTACTATCTCTACGGCTTTACCTGCTGGAACAAATAACATAGGTGATGTGGATGTTCTTACGTTGCCGGATGTTGCAATAAAGAACTATTCAACAAGTGCTGTAACAAGTGTTGTTTCAGCGGCAACAAGTACAAGTATTCTTGCGAGTAACGTAAATCGCCGCATGGCAATCATGGTGAATGACACCGATAGAAACACTTATGTAAAACTTGGTGCTACTGCTAGTACAACCAGTTTTTCGTACAAGTTATCGCCTGGTCAGATATTGGAACTTCCTATTCCAATTTATACAGGCGCTATTGATGCTATATGGGATGCAAGTCCGACGGGTAGTATGCGGGTTACGGAGATCACATAATGCCGGTTTATGGATCAGATGTACCTGTAGGTGCTGGCATGATTTGGTATACCAATACCGCTCCCGCTGGCTGGTTAATTGCTGATGGTAGTAGCTTAAACCGAGCTGATTACCCAAAACTGTTTGCCGTAATAAACACTACTTACGGTTCAGCAAGCGGCACAACCTTTAACATTCCTGACCTTAGACAGCGATTTCCAATGGGCAAAGCGGCTTCTGGCACAGGTAACACTCTTGCTGGAACAGGCGGTAGTATAGACCATACCCATAGCGTTCCTGCGCATTATCACGGGATGGGAACTGGTGCTGATTTGGCAGTTAGTAATTCTCCTAGTGGTTACAGTGCTTGGGGTGGTCAAATTACGACTACAGCTCCAAAAGGAGATACTTCTGCTGGTTCTTATACAGCTCCCTCTATTTCTGGGCGTATAGGTCTTGTAACGGGTGGCGTTGATGGTAACGCTGCAATGACTTCTGGTAGTCAAAACTCTCCTTACTTGGTTGTTAATTACATCATAAAAGCCACATGAGCCTGTTACTGCTACTTAACCCAAAGCAGTACGGTGGTGCGGTTGTTACACCAGATACAAGTGATATTCTGGATGTTTACCGAAAGCGCCGCAAAAAGCGCGAGGATGAACTACTCGAAGAAGAAATCGCCGCTCAATTGCTCAAGGCACGTCAGGCCGATGTTGTAATACCGGCCACGGTAGACGTTATAAAGCTAGGTGCAATTCTTCGTGAAAAGTTGTATGAAAACATAAAGCCAGACGAGGTACAGGGTTTAGAGCGCACCAAGCGCATTAAACTGCTGTTGTTAGCCCTGGTGATGGATGACTAATGAGCAAATACAAACTGTTTCAATACTGTCCTATACAGCAAAAAGTTGTTCCGATTGATGAAGTTCAAAAAGAACGCTTTTGTCGGGATCTCTTCATTCAAGATGAGATGCCACCGACACGAAATCCGCTTAATCCTAAAGAAATATATACAAGCAAATCAAAGCTCCGATCCGCCTATCGTGCGGCTGGCGCTGTAGAAGTCGGTGATGCTTACGACCGTGGGTATGTTCCTGAGAAGGAAACGCAACGGTCTGAAAAGCAATTAGTCGATAAAATGATGCGTAATTTACGGGAAAGATATGGCCGATAACACACAAGACATTGACGCTACAGAAGTACAGTCAGACCGCTCCGCTCAAGAACGCTTGAGTATTCGTGATGCTTTGCAACAACAATTTGACCAGCCAAAACAAGCCGAGAACGAAATTGAGGCCGAAACAGAAGCACAAGAGAAAGATCAAAATGTTAGTGACAGCGTTCCAAATACAGTTGAGACAGAGGTAAAGCCTGGTTTGCTCCCACCAGCAGATATGCGTAAAGAGGAAAAGGAAGCATTCCTCAATCCAACGGCTGAAAATGCCCATATTTTGCAATCCTATTTGAATCGGCGAGCGTATGAAACTCGGTCAGACTATAGCCGTAAAATGGCCGAAGTTGAGGAGTTACGCAAAAACACATCGTCAGTATACGACACCATTAAGCAATATGAAGAAGATTATGCAAAACAAGGTATTAGCCTTGGAGACATAGCTAAGCGGTCAATTGCTTGGGATCGAGCTATGCAGAATAACCCTGTAGAAACTGCCCGTGAATGGCTTGAGTCTTATGGGTTGTCTTTAGAGGAACTTAATAACTTTCAATCACAGACCCCTCAAGCTCCCCAAAACTACCTCACACGGGCAGATGCCGAACAGATTGCAGAGCAACGGATGCAAGCGTTGATGCAACAGCAAGAGCAAAAAGCCGTTGAGTATTACAATCAGAAGGTCGTAGAATCCTTCATGAATAGTAAACCCGTATTTCGGGATCCAGAAACAGCTGCTCAAATTGAGGCTGATATGGCTCCGGTAGTACAGGCATTAACGGGAACTGGACGCTACAGCTCTCCAGAAGAAATCCTTGATACTGCCTATAACTACGTCATTAACGGGAATGCGGCTTATTCCAGTCTAGTTTCTAAGATGACTGCTAAGCCCATAATTCAAGAACAAAAGGCAGCGGTCCAAAAGGCCAAGGCTGCGTCAAAATCAATATCTGGCTCCGCTGGTTCAGGGACTCCCAGGGTACAAACAAAAGACATACGGGATAATCTGCGTCGGCGTCTCTCAGGTGGAGACTAGGCCATAGAGGTTATCCCGAAATTTATAAGGGATAATTAAAATGGCAAATCTTGAGGAAGCAATCGTAGCGACCTTGTTCGATCAGTCCGATTCAATAGCAGATGAGATTCTTCATCATAATCCGCTTTTGGCTTCGCTTGATGAGCAGGGTCTAATTCGTAAATTCTCCGGTGGATATGAGCTTCGTAAGCCAGTCATGTACAATGATTCGGCTGTCGGTGGTTTCTATTCTGGATTCTCATCTTTCAACCTTGATTCAATCGATGATGCAACTGCATTCCGATTCGCTATCAAGCAGGTATATGAGCCTGTAGCAATCTCAGGGCGTGATCGTCGTGCTAACCGTGACGAAGCTATGCTTCTTGACCTTGCTGAAATGAAGATGAAAGCAGCAATCGCTCGTCTTAAGAATACCGTTTCTACCTCGCTTCGTGGCGATGGAACAGGAAGCGGAGGACTTGAGTTTGATGGTATCAAGAAGGCAGTTTCGACTTCGCCTTCATCTGGTACTTATGGAACGATTGACCGTACTTCAAACACTTTTGCACGTAACCTTGCAGTAAACGTAACGTTGACTGCGGCAAACGTACAAGAGCAGATCACGGATGCAATCAGTCAGATTACTAGAGGTGATGAGCAACCTGACCTTGGACTTATGGATCGAACTGCTTGGAAGTTCCTCCATAGTTCATTGACAGCAATTCAGCGTATTCAGCTTCCTGTAAAGAAGGCTGTAGCTGGATTCCGTGTTCTTCAGTATGACGGATGTGATTTCGTATTCGATGGTGGATACGGATCCTCTGTACTTGAGACAAACAGTTGCCGACTTCTCAACACCAAGTATTGGTCGTTTGATGTAGTTCGTGGCGCAGATTTCAAGCCGCTTGCTCCAGAGATGGCACGTCCTGTTGACCAGGATGCGTTTTTCACTGTGATCATCGTAGAGGGTAACCTCTGCTGTGCTGCCCCTGCGCTTCAGGCTGTTATTTACGCTTAATTGTAGGAGGAACATAATATGTCAGGTTCAGGATCATTTGGAGTTAATTACAAGAAGGTATGGGATGGTGTTTCATCTCCTCTTCCTGCCAAGCTCAAAGACGTTGGCCATTCGACAGAAGGGTCTTTTGTATTTGTTCAAGCAAATGGCGCGATTGCTCAGTATGACTTTGTGCATATTGATACCGAAGGCCAAGCTGCTAAATGCACAACGACTCTTGCTGCTCAAACTAGCCAGGTTGGTGCTGCTCAGGTAGCTGCTGCTGACAACGAATACCTTTGGGTATGGATTGGTGGAGAGCAGGGTGGTGGAACGGGTAAGGGAATTAAAGGCAGCATACTTACTAGTTATGTTGCTAAAAACACCCTTTACACAACTGCTACTGCCGGTTCTGCTGATGACACTGCTACGACTAAGTTGATTGGAGTAGTAGGTCTTACAGCTACCACAGCAACTCAGGCTGTAGAGCTTGCTTCCACGTCAATCATCACAACCTAGTTGTGTAATAGAGGGAGGCTTGTACAGCTCCCTCGCTTCTAAGGAGAATATATGTCACTTCTTACAGATTTGATTGGTTTGGGACTTCCTCCAGAGCAAGCAAATGTGTTGTCAACTTTTAGCATTACATCGGCTCCTGCACTCTCATCGAGTGGAAGTCTTACTGCTACTGGCACAACAATTGCAGATGCTCTTGCTCTTACATCGTTTCTTAACCTCGTAGGAACCACTGCTGCATCGACAGGAGTTAAACTTCCTGACGTTCAGATTGGTGGAATCGTGGTTGTGCAAAACAATGGGGCAAATGCTCTTAACGTATTCCCGCATTCATCACTAGGAACACTTAACGGTGGTACTGCTGGTGCTGCGGTAACATGTGCTGCTGCGGCTGGTAACATTTGTATTAAACGCTCATCGACAGATTGGCTTGTATACGTTGTTGCTAAGGAATCATAATACGAGGCCGGTGAAAGTCCGGCCATTTTATTAGGTGATTTATGCCAGATTTTACACCCTCTAATCCTAGTGCATTATTTTCCGCTCGAAGCGTTGCCGCTGTGACTGCTTCTGATTCTACCGATCTAACTGGCTGTAGAGCTTTGTGGGTTGGCGGTACTGGAAACCTAGTTGTCAAAGGAGTGGACAATGCTTCAGCTGTTACAATCGTTATTCCTGCGGCTGGTGTGCTTATTCCGATTTTTGCTAGTCGTGTTATGGCAGCTACTACCGCAACGTCTATTGTGGCGTTCTACTAGTATGTTTATTGGAATCAATGGCATATCAATTTGTCGTCCTGGCAAGCAGGGTGCGTCATTTGATCCAAGTTCTTTAAGTCCTTTGGTGTGGCTTGAGGGAGATAAAAACGTAACTAATGACGGTAGTGGCAACTGTTCCGCTTGGGGAGATTTGTCTGGCAATTCACGCAATGCCGCTCAAGCTACTCTTGCTGATAGACCTCTTATTGTTGCAGCGGGTCAAAACGGTCTCAATATTCTTAGGTTTGATGGTAGCACTGATTTCTTACAAATACCGCTATTTACTGGACCATTTGCTTATCCCATTACGTGGTATGTAGCATTGAAGGTGCCTACGTTGTCGGTGGATTACGGGCCAATCATTGATACTTATCAGGGACTAGGTGGCAATGCTGGCTATACGTTTTATATTAAAAGCACGTACAAAAGTGCTGTATACGCTAAGACTGGTGCGCCACAGGTATCGTATGATGGGACTGGTGCTACAACGTATGTTGCCAATAACAAGTACACGTTAGCTTGGGTAGTTGGAAACAGCGCAACAAATCCCACGACCTCCTACACAAACAATGTTCAAGATGGTCAAATCAGTGGCACCTACACCTTAGACACAAATACTTTGGCTCAACCACTTTTGATTGGTAAAGGTTTTGGTACTGCTCGCCGCATGGCGATGGATCTTTATCATGTTTCTTGTTTTGCTGGCGCACATGATGCCACAACAAGAGGCACGATGCAGACATGGATACAAGGCAAATGGGGCATCTAAATGCGTAGATCCCAATATTTAATTTCTAGTGTATACATAATGGCATAGGCAATCTTTTATTAGGAGAATTATGCCGCAGATAGACTGGAATACGATTATGAATGGACAGTCACAGCAGAAAAAGCGTTTTGCTGGTGCCAACGTAAAGTTTTTTAACGCTTATAACGAGAACAAAGAAAAGTCATTGAAAGAGGGACGACCTATCTTTGATGAAATTCCCTCTATTTCTATTCAATGGCCCGGTGGTGACGAAACTGTGCGTCGCATAGAACCACAAGATATTCACGAATATCCAGAGCTATACAAAGCATTTTCTATTGGTAACGAACCAATTGAAAGCGGGACACCACTTGTAGAGTGGCCACCTATTAGTGGCTCTGCGGTGCGAGAACTTCAGTACATTGGATTCAAGACAGTCGAGCAGTTAGCAGAGGCAAATGATAGCCTTCGGTCAAAACTTGGCCCACTGTTCCGGTTTGTAAAGATGGCAAAAGATTGGTTGGATGCTGCAAACTCGTCACAAAATGACGTTGTTGGGCTGCGGCAATTACTTGAGCGAGAGCAGAAGCGTACTGCGAAACTTGAGCACCAACTGGAACTACTCATGCAGAGAGTTGAGGCCAATGAAGGCACTGATTTGCGTGGTGTAAGAAAGGAGGTGATCCGAGAATCTGAGGTCGAAGATGAGGCCGCTGATGAATCTGTTGAGGATGCACCAAAGCGTAGAGGTAGACCGAAAAAAGTATGAGTTTAGCAACAATTGTTCAAAACGTAGCAGACGAGTGCGGCTATACAGTCGAGTCAAACGTAGCTACTTCCTCTGAAACTACTACAAAACAATTGTTGGCGATTACGCAGCGTATTAACAGAGACATATTTGAGGCTTATCCTTGGCCTAAATGTTATGCGTCTGGAAGTATTACGTTAGTCGGAGGGCAAGCAAACTATGCGTTGCCCTCCGCTTTTTCTTGGTATCAATACGAAACGTTTTGGAATAGCTCTACACGTTTTCGCATTCTTGGCCCCATGAGTGAGCAGGAATATGGCGAGATTAGAGGATTCGGGCTTAACACCACGGTCTATCAAAGAATGCAAATCCGTGGCATTTCAAATACTGAACTACTTATTAGTCCGACTCCTGGAGCTAATAACAATGGTAACATTATTGTATTTGAGTATATCGCTGATAGAAGCGTTAAGCCGAAAACTTGGACTACCAGCACACTTTTCACAACCAATTCCTATTGTTTCTACAACGGCAACTATTACTTTACGACCGCTGGAGGAACCACAGGAGCTACGCCACCGACTCATACGACCGGATCAGTTTCAGATGGCGGTGTAACTTGGGATTACTATAACGGTGCTTACAGCACGTTTTTAGCAGATACGGATGTAAGCGTATTTAACGAGAAGTTAGTTGAGCAAGGAGTGCTTGAGCGCTTTGCTGAGATACATGGACTGACTACCATTCAACAGAAATTTCCGACGCAATTACATGAAGAGTACAGTCGAGATAACCCTGGCAAAATTATATATGCTGGTGGTCATACTCGTGCTGAACTTTTTGCTAGAAGTGGAACCGCTGTATTTGGGACGTGGATATAATGGCTATTGCAAGACCAACAACATTTCAAGGCGATCCAGAGCTGACCTATAAAGACCCGAATGCGTACATTGCCTACCTACGCACACAAGGGCTGCCACCACAACAGGTGTATCAAATGGTGACACAGCGATTTGGTATGCCAAAGACTCCAGAGGAGCAGGCCAGGGATAGGGCTTCTCAAGCTCAAACGGCTGGTCTTGCTCAAACTGGTGGAGCATTAGCAGGAACAATTGGCGCTGGATATCTTACAAGTCAACTTCTAGGTAGTGGCACAAGTGCCATTGCGCCAACTGTGTTGGGCACTACTGGTGCTGGAGCAACTGGTGCAGCGGGTGCTGGAACTGTCGCTACCCCAACATTATTAAGTGCGACCACTGCTGGTGGGCCTGCTGCCCTTGGTGCTCTGCCAATCGCAGGGATCGCCGCTGCTGGAGCTATTGGCCTGAACCAATTATGGGAAGGCGGCATGAAGGATATTGTGCGTGGAAGAGGCACTAGAGAAGATTATATAAATACTGGTCTTGCTGTTGGGACAGGCGGTTTAGGCGGCCTACCAAATCTTGCTTTGCGTTTAATGGGCAAACGATCCATTGGCAAGATGATGACTACCGGCAAATCAGATGCGCAACTGATGCGTGATGATTTTCGTGGAGTGCTAAAAGAAACAGGCGTTGCTGATAAAAATTACCAAGTTAGTCTTGCCGATGGCTCAAAGTTTAACATCGGGCTTGATGGCAAAACTCGTTACACAAACGTCGGCGAAAACATTGATGGAAAAACAACACGACAAGCGTGGGATGTTGATTTCAGCAATCCACTTGCCAAGTTTGCTACCGATCAAATCGACCCAATGATCCGCAACATTTACGCAGAAGCGCCAAAAAGTGTTAAGCCCGAACAGTACACGGGAATGCTTGTAAACGCTGCTACGTCAAATGCCAAATCAGAGCAAGACGTATTGAACAACATACAAGCTATGCTTGGTAAATCCACTTTTGCTAAGCAGGCTGGCGTTGGCGTACAGGGTCCAATAGCGCCAGTACAACGGCCACCAAAGGGACAAGTAGTCCGAGTCTCGCCTGGCATGTACATGAATGATAAAGGACGTGTGGGGCCAGCTAAGACGGTTAGAGAGTCACTAAGTGCAAATTACAAAGCAGGGAAAGGAAAGTAATATGGCTAAAGGCGCAATGACAAAAAGTCCTAAAACTGGTGGCAGAGTGTATGCCGGTGGTTCTCCAAACTTTGATGAGCGTACTGGAAAATATACGTCACCACCACCATCGGCTATGCGTGTAAGCCCTGGTGTTTATCGTGCTCCATCGGGTCAGCTTGTACGCAGTTTGCAACAGCCAATGTCGCAACCTTCACAACGTCCTTCTGCAACTTTGCCGCAAGCAAGACCACAGATGGCGCCACCTTTGACACAAACTCAAGTTGGACAAATACCACCTGGATTTGAAAACTCTATGCGTGATGCAATGGCTGGGGCAGCTCAAGGTGCTTTTATGCCAAAAGGTCCGGCATCTTTGGATATGCAAAAGCCTTGGATGTATCAGAATCCAATTAACATTCGTGCGCCGTATCAAAATCAAAGTATGCCTCAACAGCAACAACTTGATTTAAGTCAAATATCAAATATGTCTGGCGAGCAGATCCAGCAGTACATAAATCAATTGCAACAAGCGCAGCAAGCACAGCAGATGCAACCAGCACCGCAGTTTAATCCGTCAATGTATCAGAGCCGGCAAGGATAATAATGGCTTTTGAAGGTTATACAATGTCACCGCCGTATGGTGGGTTGGATCTAGTAAGTCCAATAGACAACATGGATCCAGCTTATGCACTGGAACTTGTAAACGTATTTCCTGGAGCTAGTGCGCCTACAGTACGACTTGGATACACTCAATTTGCAGATACATTATCGTCAGCAGCAATTAAGTTTGCTCAATCTTTGAATTTAGCTAATGGAAGTAGCCAACTAATTGTGGGCACAGCTTCTAAACTTTATTCGATTAATTCTTCTGGCACTGTATCAGATATTACCGGAGCTGCTGTTATTACCAACGGTGATTGGCAGTCTGTTACCTACGCAAATAATCTGTATTTGTGCAACGGTGTAGACACTCCACTTGTCTATACTGGCGTTGGCAATGTCAGTGCAATTACATTCACAGGTCCAACACTAACTACATTGATAAACGTTACAGCTCACAAAGAACGATTATACTTTGTGGAGGCTGCTAGTTCTAAGGTTTGGTATGGTGGATTACAGGTCACTGGAACAGCAGGCACACCAGCTCTTACATCATTTGATTTTCAGTATGTATTTAATCGTGGTGGTTTTCTCGTTGGTATTGGTAGTTTTAGCCAAACTAACAACGTAGCAGCGCAAGATTACTTTTATGCTTGTAGCTCAGAAGGCGAGGTAGTTTTTTACAGCGGGAACTATGCCGGCGACCCTTCTACCTGGGGTCTTACCGCTCGATACTACATAGGCAAGCCACTCGGCTACCGAGCATTTATCCGTTATAACAACGACGTTTGGGTGATTACAGCTCAAGGCCTAGTGCCACTATCAGGCTTGTTACAGTCAGATCCAGAAGCGGCGTTGAATCTTGTAAGTGCTAAAATCAATCCTCTCATCACTGACTACGCTCTTACCATTCCATTCGACCATCAGTGGACTGGCTTCTTTTGGCCACAAGGACGACGCATTTATGTATCTGTGCCGGTAAGTGGTAGTGGTTGTAAGTTTCTAGTTTACAGCATTGATACGAAGGGTTGGACGGTATTTCAACTTTTTGACGACAGTCATGCTTTGGCTAGTTGTGTGTTTCAAGAATTGCCATTTTACGGTTCTTCTTTAGGAATCGTATGGAAAGGCGAAACTGGTCAAGCTGATGCCATTACCTCGACCACAAGTCAAAGCATTGCTTTTGCTGGCAGGTCTGCTTTTAGCTTCTACAATTCCCGTGGCAATTACAAAGCATTTAAGGACATCCGTCCGTTAATGCGGACCAAACGTGGCATCACTTTGTCTTTGGGACTTGATACTGACTTTAAGCGAGCCCAAACAATTACAAGTGTAGTTACACCGAGCGGTACGTTTACTCCGTGGGGTAGCACTGGTGGATCTCCTACCTATACGCCTTGGGGTAGTACTTGGTCAGCAGATGTAGAATATGTATTTGACCGATTTGCTGTTAAAGGCCAAGGGCATTGTGCAGCGGTTCGTTTTGGCGGGTCTATTAAAAACTCAACTTTGCAAATACTAGGCTTTGAAATACGATTCGATATGGGTGGGCAGGTATAGTTATGGCACAAAAGAAAACGACCAAAGGCGCATTAGGTAAAGACCCAAGTAAAAAAGAGGCAGTGCCATTTGATGTTGCACGTGCCACAAAAGAAGTTAATTACCTACTACGTGTCCGACCAAACGATCCAAGTATTCGTCGTTTGCAAAGTCAGATAAAAAAAGCCAACGCTAAAGCATTAACAGTAAATGCACCTCCCGCTCAACCATCACAAGAAGACCGAGTAGCGCAAGCTGGCGGTGACGTATTCGAGCAAATGTCTGGTTACGCCAAACAGTTCGATCCTCGTACTTTCCAGTCTCAATATGAGCCTGTGTATTCGCAAGAGATGGAACGAGCTAGACAGAATGTGTTGGGACAGTTTGAGCGTCGCAACGTGGAAGAGTTTGGTAGACAGACTCAAGAACTAGAGCGGTCAATTGCTGAGCGTGGATTAGACCCAGCTGGAGAAGCTGCTAGGGCTCTTAGAAAACAAGTGACTGAACGGCAGGACCTCGCTCGGCAAGAGGCTTTGAGTGCGGCTGAGAACGCAGCACAGGGTGTACAACAGCAGATGTACGGACAGGCTACTGGTACAGCTTTGTTGCCTCAACAAATTGCTAGCGGATTTCTTGATCCTTATATGCAAAGTCAACAGCAACAATTTGCAGGCCAACAAGGGGATTTAGCTTTTGAAAGACAAAAGCAACTTGCTGCTCAGCGACAAAAATACGACTTGGAAACGTTAGCTAAAACCCCTCGTGGTGGTGGCGGTGCTGCCCCTCCTCCTGATTACATGGGGCAATACCTGCTAGGAACATTAGCTCAAGGATACAATCAACAGCCACAGGTGAATCCTTTTGCTGCTGCTGCTCAAGGCGGAACTGCGGCATTTGCAAACGTATTTGGGCAGAATTTAGGCAGAAAAAAAGGAAGCTAATATGGCTGGAGAAGACTTATATAGCGCACTAAGTGGACTGCAATACAGTCCGTATGAAACACCATACGGTACAGCTGCAAGTACTATAGCTTCTGCGACACCTAATCTTATTAACC